ATTGCTAATAATTCTAATCTGCCACTGTCAATCTTAAGAGCATTGTTTGTTCCTGGATTCACTGAGATTGTAGCAGTATTCGTTATAGAACCAACTCCTGCAATCAATGGTGCATTTAATGTACTTAAAGCTGTTACTGTATTTCCAGTGACAGTACCTGTGGTTGCACTTATATTTCCGCCTGTACTAAAGTTGGAAGAAGTACTTGTAATACTTGTTAAAATGTCAAGTGTTTCTATACTTACATCTTTTAGTGTATTTGTGCTTGTGCTTGTAGGTGCTTGATTAAATGCATCTGCTTCGATTGCAGTTGTAGTAGTTGCACCACGTGATGTAACAGTTGCTAATGTATCAGTTTCAAGCGTCAACAACCCTGTAGCATCAAATGTCAATGTAACTTGTCCAGACGCTGCCGTTGCTGTAATTCTACCACTGCCAATAACATCGCCTTGTTGTAAATAGTTGTTTGTATTAATCTCTGCAATGGTTGTAAATTCACTGTCGTTGGTTAGCAAACTGATATTTGAACCTGCTGTTAGTGCATTTGCTGGAGTAAATGTAAATACACCAGCAGCGTTGTATATCAAACTTCCTTGTCCGCTTGCTGGATTGGTTACAACACTAAAATCAGATAACTGAACTCCGCCTGCTGCTGGGGATGCTTGCCAACTTGTTCCGTCATATGTTAGTACATCATTTAAAATAGCATCAGAAACAAAAACGTCTCCAATATCATCAAGATTATCGATTTGATTTAGAACAGGTTTGTTGAGAATAAAAGCAGCACTTCCGGTATCTGTTTCAGTCCAGTCACTTTGTATTTGCGGAACAACAGCATCGCCATTAAGTATTAGAGATGTTGCTGTCATTGTGGTTGCTGTTAGTGTAGATATTGTACTAGCACCAGTAACATTTAATGTACCGCCTACCGACACATTACCTGTAGTAGCCATTGTACTACTGCTCAATGACCCGCTTACACTTAAACTAGTTAGGTTGGCAATACCCACACTTGAGAAATCTAAGCTATCACCGCTTGGTATTTCTTTTAGTCTATTACCGTCGTCTGTGTCTACTACTAGTGGAAATCTATTTGCCATTATTACATCCTGTTCTTTTTAATATTTATCGTATACTTACAATGCTGCTATTCTTGCTTGGAAGTCTGCAAAATCTGTTGCTGCTGCTGCTTCTGTTTGCAATGTTGCTAAACTAATATAACCTGGTATAATGCCGTTTATAGCATCTACAAGCAAAGTACTGTCGTCTGCAAACACACTGCCTTTAATATCAGTGTTGACTTGTCCATCTGCTAATGCTGCAATATCTGCATAAACTTCTGTAAAGTTTTCATTGATTTTTATCATAGCGTTACGGAGGGGATCTCCCCCTCCACTATTTGCAGCCGATCCTACATTTATTGTTTTTTGTGCCATTACACTCTCCCTACCACTACTTCAACAACACCACGTTCGCTGTCTTCTTTTGTTCCAACTGCTTTACCAATAACTTGGCCAACACCTGGTGTGTTGTTAACAATGGCATAACCGGCAACTGCACTTGTAACAAGCATATCGCCTTTGCGTACTTTACCAATAACATTACACGGTACTCTACCTTGCAATGCTAAACCTACAACGTGTTCGCCTTGTAATGCACTGTTCATCAAGTGTGCTGGATTGGTTGTTACAACACCAGCTGCTCTAGTATCACCTTTTGTAGTACACGCAGTAACTTCTTCATCACCGCCAAATACTAGTACTGTTCCTGGCGCATATGCTGCATCGCCTAAATAGTTTTCTGCAAGGTCAGCATATAGTGCAGCAGTTGCTTCACCATTAAATGTTGTTGCCCAAACTGTGTTGTATCTGTTTGTGTTACTACCAATGCTTACACCGTTGTCGGAGCCACTGTTTGCTGGACCAACTATGTTACCAGTGTGTGTAATACTGCCAGTGATGTTTATGCCAACAGTGCCGGTAATAGTTCCGCTTGTAAATGTTAAGCCAGTTAATCCTGCTAAACTTGTTGACGATGCTCCAAGTGCAACACTTGTTGAACCAACTGTAATACTACTGTTTGCTAGTTCGGCGTTTGAAACACCACCTGCTTTAATGCCAACAAATCCAGTTGTAGTTTCAAAGTTTGCATTATCAAAACTTGCTATACCTTTAGTAGCTGCGCCTGCTGTTGCTGCTGCTGTAGCATCATCAAGTGCTAGTTTACTTTGTGCGATTGCAGCACTAGCATTAACATCGTTGTCAACAATAACACCACTATTGATATTTGCTGTAATGCTATTGCCCGATGTATATGTAAGGCCAATATCGCCAGTTACTTCAACATTTACACTTTGTTGGTTAGTTCCTACAAATGCTAAAATGTTGCTAGTGATTGGAGCGCCTGTTCCTGTAATAGTCACATCGCCGATATCATTTAGCTGATCTGTTTTTTGATCAACATATTGTTTTGTTGTAGCATCACTTGAAGCAGTTGGTGTTCCCAAGTTAGTAATACGATTACTGCCCAAGTTCATGTCACTGTTCATAATAGTTTGACTAAACCCTGGGCCACCTAAACTCATTACACCAGGTCCGATAACTGTACCGCCTGTTGCGCCATCTCTATCAAATCCCAAACGTTGATCTATGTAACCTTCTGTTGCTGTTTGTGTTGGTACTGCATCGCCTTTAGCATCAGTAAACGTATCGTCGTTGCTAAACTCGTTAACACGCACACCACGTTTAAATCCAATACCGTCAATGTTTGTAAGAACAAGTGCAGCGTTGAATGTAACACTGCCAGTACCTTGGTCAACTGTAAAGAATCTACCTACACGGAAGAAACCATCTTGGTCAGTAAGTGTGGCAAATACTCTACCTTTATTACGTTCTTGTACTTGTGCTGCACTTGCATTACCAGTACTGTCAATAGCATCGCCTGATGAAACAGGACTAAATCCAAACGGTGAACCGTAAATACGTTCTGGATAGTTACTAGTATTGAACCCGCCAGTACCAATGTCCAGCATATCGTGTCCTGTTGCTCTGTTGGTACTGATGTTAACAGTAATCTCTGCTGCTTCTCCGGATGACAATCCTACTTTTAGTGTTATGCCGCTGCCGTTAACTAGTGTTTTAGCAAGTCCAGCATTTAGTGCTGGCCAATGAATATCTGTATTTGCAACATCAGAAATCTGTACTACAGCAACTTGAGCTGTGCCACTACCGCCTGTGTATGCATATTCTGCATATGCATCTATTTGATAAGTTTTGCCGCCCCATGTAAATATCATATCGGCATTTGCTAGACGTGTTCTTTCAGTTGCATCTAGTTGACCTATTACAATAAACCTACTACCGTCTGTGCTTGTAGTTGCAGCAGTAGCACCCATTGTAACAGTTGCACTTGGTGTAGCTGCTGATACAATATCAGTATAGTTTGAATCTACAGTACTATTTGCATCAAAGAAGCTTTCGGTAGCAGTTATTACACTTTGATTAACACTTAAATCAGTGTATCTAAAGTTGCTATCAAATGTTACCATACGCTGGTTAGCCGCTGTAGTTACTCCATCAGTGATTTGGTTACCGAATAAAATAGTACGATACACATAATCTGTAGTATCTTGCGTGAAAGTAAATGCTGTACTTGGACGAGTTGGTAGTTCTTCTGTACCAAAATCATCAAGCAAGAAGTTTTGCTTATGACGTATTACAAGTTTGGTATCGTGGTCGGTATCTTCTTGCAAGCCATTTGATGCTGTTCCTTCAAGTCCAGTACCAAAGTTCAACTTCCATACTTTACCATCACGTACAGGAGCACTGTCGTCAAATCTAGGAGTACCTGTTACACTAACTTCACCTATTACTCCACTGTTAACATCTGTTGTTGTAATAGTAGCATCGTTAGCAGGCGTAGCACCACCGAGTAATGTACCTGGAATAATGATTGTTTCGCCTGCTGCGCCTGCACCTGTACCGCCGCCTGTAATATCAACACTATAGTTGTCGCTGCGTGTTTTCTTAACTTTAAAAATAGCAGTATCCGCAGTATACGTACCTGTAAGACCAGCTGCGCTACTAGTATCAATATCATAACTACTTAATGTAAAGTTAGCATTACTAGCATTGGTTATTTCATATGGTTGATACAATCCACTATTGTGCAGTATTTCAACTTCACTCACGTTATGAGGATATTCTTCTAAATCATACACATACATAAACAACGAGTCTTCTGGTGCATCGTTATCTAGTGTTGTAACTGTTGCTGGAATGCCAACATTTGTACTTGTAGGCGAAGTAATAGTTCCTGTTGTGTTGAATGTCCCTGTTGTAGTATGCACATACAATCTAGTAGGATCACCACTACCATCTTCTTCGCCTGTAAAACTTAAGATACCTGTTGCATTTGCTGCTCTTGTTGCTGTACCACCACTACTATATGCAGTATTGGTTGACGAGTCATATGCAGAACTAAGTCCAGCATCAGTATACAATGTAAATGTATTAACATCTTGCACATCTACATAAAACTGCAAGCCGTTTAGTTCAGTCATACCAACAACATTAGCTATAGTAACTAAATCTGCATCAGTCAGTCCGTGTCCGGTTGCAGTAACCGATGCCGGACTTGCTTGTGAAACGGCAGTAATAGTAGCATTAATCAAACCTTGTGTAAGTGTTTGTCCTGCACTAACATTGCCTGTTGACGGAACAGCAGCAGCAAAATCTAAATATCCATCTGCTCTAAATGTTTTACCAGGGAATACCATATTGGCACCTAGTGTAACATCAGTAGCAACTTCATCAGGATCAGCACCTGCAGAAACTAGTCCGTAGATACCGTAACTGTTGTTACCACCTAAACTTCTAATCTGCGATCCGTCTAGTGCAAGATATCCAGTATGACAATAGTATGTAAACATACTAACAAGTTCTGCTAGTGCGTTGTTAACACACAAAGCACCAAATCCTAAATCGTTGATTTGTGTAAAGTCGTTTGCTAACATACTTCTGTTACCACCACTTTGTACAAATATGTCAACACCAGTACTGCCAATGTATCCTCGGCCTACTACAAATGTTTGCGCAAGACCACCACCGGTGTATGCACTAAATGCACTTGTATTATAACCTGCTGTTAAGCCGATATCGGTATAAAGTTCAACTTCATTTGGGTTAAGTGTTGTTTTAACATACAATGTAGCACTGTTTATTTGAATCATACCATTTACATTACTGATTGTAACACGATCAGCATCAGTGTATGGATGTGCAGTAGTTGTGCGCATAACAGCGGTTGCTGCTTGTGTGATATTATCAATATTACGTGATGTACTATCACTTGGATTACTGGTTTCATCTAAAATAAATGTAGCAGTTCCAGTTGCTTTATCATATGCAGAGATTGTGTTAACTTGATATCTTGAACCTGCAATAAAAAACGGAAACGGTGTAGGAGGTTTTCTTACAAACAATCCTTGATCAGTTGGCGAACTTACACTAATACTAAATGGACTATTTACTGTATCAATAGTTGCAGGCATATTACCTGCATATCCATCAACAAACAATCCGCCTGCAAAGTTTCTATTTGTGCCTTTTGATTGTGCAAAACTTGAACCTGTTTGGCAATAAGGAGAACGTGTTAGTATTTGACCTTCTGGGTCAAGTACCATCATAAATCCACCTTGTCTTTGTACAGTAATGTTTCTTACAATAGTACCATCATTACACAGTAGCACATCCATTTCACTGTTGTTTAATGGAGGGTTGTAGTTTACATTATTAAAATATGCAACACAATCAACCAATGCATTAGCTTGTGTGTCTGATTCTGTTTCTGCTGCATAATCTTCATCAAATATTTGAGCAACAGTTCCTGTTCCTGCATATCCGTTGCCCGAATCGTTAGCTAAAATATTTGTTATAATAGCTTTTAAATTTGTTATTGCTGCGGCAGTTTCAGTTTCTTGTCCTGCAACTGCGCCTGTATAATATGCGCCTTGGTTTGTAAGAGTGTTTTCTCTTCCACCTACACGTAAATCCTTTACAATGCCGTCAACAATCAATCCAGTGTCTCTACGACATTTGATTTCATTGTAAACCAATGAAGGATATGTTGCATTAACATATTCGATTGTTTCTTCTACCAAATATTCTTTGTTGAGTTCGATTAGTCTTGCAGCATCTTTAAAGTTTCCAGGATTAGCTGTAGCATCAGTTCCTACATCTGCTACTTTACTAGGATCAGAAACATAATGATATCCATATTTTCCTTGTTTGCCACTAACTGGATGTGTAAAGTGATATCCACCGCCTGTGGTTGCAATATCAAATGTTAAGTCTGCGCCTCCACCTGCGCCGATTTTACTGTCATTAATAGTTATTGTTTCGCCAACAATAAATCCATCACCACCGCTTGTAATAGTTACAGTACAAGCACCACCTGATAAAACAATAACTTGGAATGTGGCTTTTACACCTGACCCATCAGATCCCCAATCATCGACACCAATCTGATATGTACCCAGCACACGAGAAGCATCTGCGGCTGATACGTTTGTCAGTGTTGCAGCTGGAGAATATGCTGATATAAGAGTATCTGTTACAATATCTCTATAGAAATATGTATGATTCCATTTACTTTGTGAAACACCAGGTTTTGGACGTAGAACAACTCGTCTAAACTCATCGCCTTTGATACTTACGTTTTCAGGTAACTTAATAGGAAGATGTTCGTAATAAATGCCAGATTCAATTCTTACTGTGATTTGGTTGTTTCTAGTAATATTACCAAATTCTAGTTCTTCACCTGCAATAAACTCAATAGGTTCAACTAGGTCAACTACTACGCTATCAGTAGTAACACTTGCGCTACGAGTGTAATCAGTAATAATACCTTTTGCACCCGATAGCTTTCCTACAATGATCTTACCTTCAATAAGATCAGGATTGCCTTCACCACCTTGGTCAACTGCTGGATTTGTACCATTAGTAAATGCAAATGTATATCCTGCGCCTGTGGCTGCAAGTGGAACATCAGTTCCTGATAAAATGTCAATGATTTCATTAAAGCGATCAGTATAGGCTGTAATAACATTTGCTGCGATTGTGCCTGGTGCTGCTGTATTAGCGTCATTAAATGCACTAACCAACTGTGCTCTAACCACAGCAATCGATGCTCGTGTAGCTGCTCCTTGATCTACTTGTGCTTTGATTGCACTTGGGTTTGCATTATATCTTAGGCCTGCCCAACGTGATAGATAGTTTACTGTTAATCCTGCATTAACATCAAGTCTTACAGAATCAATCATTAGTTGTACATCACGTTTACAAAGTTGTATATCGTATGTTAAGTCTGCAAAGTTGACTGCAATGTAATCTTGTACAAACTCTTGTATAGAGTTTGTATTAGACACAGCTAAGTTACTAGCTGCTACTGCGGTTGCTGGACTGGTATATCCTGTAATACTATCAATAATACTATTAACAGCGCCATCGTCGTATGTTACTTGCTGTACATAAGGACCAGGTTCGTATGGAGTAGCTTCAATAATCGATTCTGCTTTAATCATAGCAGCATTAACAGATTTGTAAGCATACTGTGGCGATCTACCTTCTTGGCCAGCTGGAGCTGCTTTTTGTGAATCATCACCAGCTGTTGAAACATAAATGTTTGTTGCACTAGCATAGCCCTGTGTATCAACATAAAGTTTTGTAACAGCTTGTAAATCATCTTTACCATTTGGAGCGCCGAAGCCTTCGAGAGGATTTGGGTGATCTGATAGGTACAGTGTATCTAACATACGTCTATTAGTTTCACTACCTGCTCGTGTAATTACTTCTTGTGTTTGCGGAACCTGTGTGCCTGTGGCACTTGCTGGAACATTCAACGCACCAGTCATAGTATCGCCTGCTACATTTACATAGTTATCATCTGCATACCCTTTACTGATAATAACATTATCAGTAGAAATAGCTGCCGATCCAGGATGTGTAGTTGCCCAGTTGGTAACAAGTGTATTGATATCATCGCCTGCACCGGTATTTCTTAGTGTTGTATTAATAGCATTACTATATGCTGTTACTGCTTGAGCATTTAAAGGAGCGTTTAATACTGGATCTGGATCACGTTCAATATGTGGATCATTTATAATAATCTTAACTGTACCACTTTGATTAGGTGTAGCAGGATCAACATCATCAAACTCAACAACAACACTGTTATTGATTGTATTAACTGCTTTTGCCGAACCATTGTTGCCAGTATCACTAACAAACTTATAAAAGTTTAAACCTGTTTCTGTACTATTAACTGCTGTTATTGCAGTAGTATTTCCTAAATACGAATCAGGAACATCGTCGATATTTTTAAATGATATTGCACCGCCAAGCCCAAATACAGCATATAGTTCAGTAAAGTTTGTATTTACTTTTTTGAAACTTTCACGGATGCTATCGCCTGTGCCGTCATTACCCTCGATACCAATATCAACTTCTTGTCTTGCCATTTCTTTATCCTTTAAAACTGTGGTACTAAATTATCCATATCGAAGTTGACGCTTACGCCACATCCGCATGAACTCTGTGCATTTGGATTGTTTATTTCAAAGTTAGCACCAACTAAACTTCTTACATAATCCACTTCTGTTCCTATTAGAAACATTAAACTGTGAGCTCCAACAACAAACGCACACCCGTTAGCTGTTTTGACAACTTCATCGTCTGCTGCTAAGTCTGCTGGAGTAGCTACTGTACCCCATTCATATTCAAAACCAGCACATCCACCACCCTTGATGTTTAGTGTAATGCCATAGCAGTTGTTTTCTTCACTTAGAAGATCGATTTGTTTCTCTGCTGCTGAGGTTAAAGTTAGTATGCTCATCATAGTGTTCCTTTTTAATATTTATCGTTGTATTTTATAATCTTAATGTAAATCAGTGGTAAATATACTTATGTTTTTAAAAGAATATTTAATTGATACGTGGCATATGCGCCGTAGTAAACTTGGTAAACAGCACACCTACAATCGTAAAAAAACAATGGTACTACTACGCTGTGACAACTGCAATGAAGAGTTTGCTAGAGAGCGTGGACATATGGATCCAAAAAGACTCAGCAACAACTATTTCCATGTTTGTGAAAACTGTGATGCAAAACGTTTCGCACAACAGCGTGGAGTAAGTGCAAAGCAAGTATGGAAAATGTCAGCAAGCAGTAATATGCCTATTGGGAAAATATAGGTTATAATACTTTTCTATATCTTCAAATACCATTCCTTTTAAAATTAGTCTATGAAACTTATTACAGTTTTGTATCATAGCAGGATGGATGCTAGTTCCTAAATATTCAGCAGCTTTTTCTGCTATTGAGATATGAGAAACGATATCAGGATGCCCATCTTCGAATGGTTTTTTTGACCATTTAGCACTTTGTATTCGATACCTTCCTTTGAAGTTATTGCTTAGTTCAGGTAGATCTACATGGTCTACAAAATCAGTCATGGACATGTGATAATGCTTTATTCCTATTTTATCACATATTGCTTTTGTTGCTAAAATATAATTTTCACTTTTTTCAGTTTCAAAATCTTCATTGTACCACTCTTTAATTTTTCTCCAAATATACTTGTTTTCTATACTCTGAGCAATATTACCATCATTGTAGGTCCAGCCGTCTTTTTTTAAGTAGTCAAATCTAAAAGGGCTGGTCCATTGAATAATAATTGCATCATACAAATGTAACTGCTGTGTTTTATACAAGTGAGATAATATATAAAAGATGCGATCGTTGCCAATACCAGCTTGGCCAAACTTATCTGCCTGAAGTATATCTGCATATGTGGGCCAGATGTAATTAGTAAAACTACATCCGATAGCTGCAAGTTTTAACCTTTGCGCCAAATAGTCCATGCTCCGTATGCAATAGCACCATAAGCAATAAGTTTTGTTAATGGCGAAAAGATAATAATAGCTGCACCTGCTGCTACCATTAATACTCCGTCAACGGTTGACCGCTCCCGCAATCGTGTTTCTATCCAGTTTTTGATCATTTGATAATCTCCTAATACGTTTATCTTGTTCTTTTAGTTGCTGTTCTAATCTACTTAACTTTTCTTCGAGTGCAAAAACATATGCCTGAGTTGGTATTTGTTTTTCCATACCATCTTCGTCTAGCATAGTGAAACTGTTTACACCAGCACCTTTGAGACCACCTAATACTCTATTAGGGTTTTTAAGCGGCGATTGGACTTGTGCTTGCTTCCGTGCATACATTGCGTGTATAAAGTTGCTCATTTTTATCCTCCATGCTGTATTTACCGGCAAACAGATCCTTGTTTATAAAATGTCTTTGCAACAACTGACTACTAGCCAAATTCTTGCACTTTGCTTCTACCATGATGTCGGCCCATTCCCAATGTGATAAGGCCCAATCGTTGACTGCATCATTCCACAAGTAATCACTGTGTGCTCTTAGTTTTCCTTTTTTGAAGCCTTGTTCCTCAAGCGCCGCAAAGTCCGGTCTTTGTGTTGCTGAGTGACTGGAAAGAAGATCTTCTCTACTGCAACTATAATGCATAGCAGGACGAACACCACGCCAACTAGCCACAACACGTTTGATTCTATCATCATTGGGTTCAATATATTCTCCTTCTCGACACCAATGGTGATGGATGTCTAGCACCAGAGCGAGATCGTTTGCAAGCTCAAGGCTGTCTCCAATTCCCCATTTGTTTTCGTCGTTTTCGATTGTAATAGTGTTTCTTGCCTCCGGTGAGAGACGTTTAAGCGCGGCTTTGATACCGGCTGGACCTTTGCGGCCTGAGATGTGTACGTTGCACTTGAAGTCTTGAAACTGCTTGCCGTAGCCCATCCACCTAATGAGATTTGCATGATATTCAAACTCCTCTATTGATCTTTCCACGATTTCCGGAGTGTCCGATGCGAGGACAACAAATTGTCCGGGATGCATCGAAAGTCGCACATCAAGGGCTCTTGCCGTTTCGCCAACTGCTCCGTAGTGCTTCTCGCAGTACGCCACCACGTCAGGACGCTGCCAATAATAACTCCAGTCATCATGGGTAGCACAAGGAAGCTGATTGCTACCAAGTCTAACCATTCGAAGTTCAGGAGGGAGAGATCCAACATATTCTACTAACCTTTTTGCTGCGGCTGCGTTGTGTTCCATGATGTCCCATAGCCGCTGTTCTGCAACATCACGTGTTTGTCTATTCAGCCATTGTACTGTTGTGCTGCGCTCTGTAAGCGGGCGCTGAATTTCTTCTAGTATTTTTTTCTTCTGTGTTTGATCTTCATGCAAATATTTACATGCAAATCCTATACGTTTGATCATTATTTGTGCCTATTCATTTGTTGTTCAAGTAGTTATAACACGATTTTATTTGCATGTCAACATTTAATGCTGAACACCATTGATGATATCATCAAGTGCTTTAATAGCTACTGTATAATGCAAGTTTTCACCCCATGTTTCACAATAGTCTTTGCCTGCTGCATCGGCAAGTTCTTTGCTGCTGTAAACGCCATGGAATCTATTTTGTGTCGGGTGTCCTGTATTGTATGTGTGTACAATATAAATGTTAGTTGTTGTGTTCATTGCCAATGTTCCTTTACCCAACTGTCATTTGCATCTGCAGGATTTGGTTCGCCGTGAAACACTGCAATGCATGTATCTGGATGTATTTTAGGCGGTGCATCTATTACAAAGTTACGTTTTCTTACAGGATCAAGTTTAAGATCTCTTCTGTCCCTCATTTCCCATTTGTAACTCATTACCCATTCGTCAGGCCAGAATTGGTGATCAGTAATATGTTTGAACATCCAATCCTGATCACCACGTAGTCGTTGCATGTGTGCTTGCGGATTTAGTTTAAACTGCTGCCATAAGTTATCATATTGTCCTATGGTAACTCTAAACACACTGCTATTCATACGGTTCCAATCTTTACGTTGGCTTCTATTAAAATCTCTACAAATATTAAATCTATTAGGCTGATATCTAAATAACTTATCTATGTTTTTAAAAACAATAACATCTAAATCTAAAAATAGTAGTGTTCCTTTTAATGGCAAATCAGCACCAACAAACATAGGTTTATACCACCAGCCATCTGCTCTTAGTTTAGGCAATGAATAAGTTTTAATATTTTTATCTAATCCTGTTGTATTTTCTGTAAAGCATACAAACTCATATGGTATAGTAATATTTCTATCTACCATGCGGTATAGTTTGTTTACATATTCAGCATTGTACTTGGTGCCCCATTTTAAACATGCTACATAGTTCTTAGAAGATAATGGGGCTACATCTAGCAACCCCATTTCTTGGTCTAGTTGCGCTAGTTCAGTTAAGGCTTTTTCACGAGCCTTCCTTGCTTTGCGCACTTGTTTGGTTTCAGTCCATTGCTTTGTAGATTGCACTGTTTGCTCCATGCTCCATACATTCTACACTTACACACCAACAACGTCCATCTGACAGTTCACGTACTAAGTTGTCTGCAAACTTCCAAGCGTGATATGCAAACTTCTCTGCACCAACACCATCCAGTACTGTAATCTCACACAGTCCCATGTTTTCTAGTTCTGCAAACTTGTACATGAAAGGATCTTCTCTGTCGATAACTGTCTTATGATCAAATGTATCTTCTAGCCATGCCTTCAAAGGTTTAAGTCCTCCAAAGTCTACAGCCCAGTTCTTGTTGTCTAGTTCGTCACAACCGAATGTAAATTTGAATCCTAAACTGTAACCGTGCAAGAACTTGCAATGTGAATGATCTGCATGTGGTTGACGGAACACTGCGCTCAAGCCAATATGGTGTCCGTATGTTTTAGTTGAATAGTAAGCCATTATATTATACTCCTTTATTAATGGAGTGCGCGGAATATTTATAGTGGGTCGAACACTTAGTCCACTGTATTACTTATAATAATACTATTCTGTAGTCTTGTCAACTGGATTTATTATCAAAAGTATATTACTATAATCTGCTGTCTTCGGAACTTTAAATACCCAATGATTGCACACAAAGTCGCCATGCATAGTTACTCTATAGCGTCCTCCCTGTGCCATATCTGCAGGACGTTCCATGCTCCACATATTTGGCACTGTTTCGCCTGGTCGCACATTACGTGTATACTGCTTTGTAAATGCATCAAGGTTATGACTGTGGCTGCCGTCTTCTGCATATGCTATTCCATATATACGTGTACTGTTGCATTCATATCGTTTGTAACCCAACATATAGAATTCGATATCACTGTTTCCTGTAACAGGGTTATTTGTTATTTCAATCTTTATATCTTGGAATACATTAGCGTTTTTAAAACTCAAGTATGTTACACCAAATATAATGCATGTAGCTAAACTTAATCCGCTTATTATATTGAGTAGTATTGTTCTAGTTGGAGTCATCTCTAAACTCCTCTCTAATCTCTTTAAGATCTTGTTTGACTTCTAGTAAGTCGTTGGTTGCTGATGTCATAGTCTTAATAATGTATTTTATAGTTACTATAGTCCAAAACCACCAGGTGACAGCAGTAAACGCAAATAGTATCATTCCAATATTAAACAATGTGTCAAAACTTGTTATGCCATAGGTGAGTGATATTGCGGCTGCAACTAAAAAAAACGTTGGGGTTGTTTTTGCATATAAGTCCCAACGTGCTACTTGTTTTTCAATTTTAGTACTTTTATTCATACAGTATTTATTATATGCATTTTAGAATAATAGTATCACTATTTAAACGACCATTTAGTTTAATGTCTGTGGTTTTAATATCTTCCATAAACTTACGAAGTTGTACTTTGCCTGCTTTTTTAAATGCCTTGAGTGTTTCATCAGGCTTCCGCAGTGTTTTTTGAATACTATGTTTTTCATCAAAGAACAACAATGTAGTGCCTTTGACTTGTATAGTAGTATGATCTTCTGCTACATATTTTCCTAGTTTGCGTGTTTTTGTGTTGTACACCCAAACTTCTTTTGCATCAATCAGTTCAAGTGGATTAACACTTACTAGTTGTAGTTTTTCGTCACGCTCGAGATACTTTAACTTAGCAATCAACTTTTCTTTGCTTGGCGCTTTTTTAGTTTTAGGCTTACGTGTAGCTTTAGCAGTGTCTATAACAAGGTCACAAGCGCCGTGTAGCGTCTCTAATGCTTCCAAGTATGCTGCTGCATCCTTTTTAGTAAGGTGGCTGTATCCTTCGCGTAGCTGTAGTAGCATGTCTGCTTCGTGTTCGTCTTTAACACGATTAATTTCACCAGGTGTTGGAAGTTTTTGTATTAAGTGAGCTTCTTCTAATTCGCTTATATAGTATTTTTTAATCTTACGTGCATGTGCTTGTGTAACTTTTTTATTTAAAAAATGTTTTGTAAAGTTAAACCCCTTAGGATCAAACTTCTTTTTGTCAGTAATAAAGCCGTCAAGCCATTCTTCAATAGCTTCACATGCTTCTTGTGCTTGTTCAGAAATACGTTCTTGTATACTAGGAACATGCACATTCTTTTTAGTTTTTTCTTCTGCCTTCTTTTCTTGTACAACAGCTTCCCCTTCTTCAGCAAGTTCAAGAATCCATTTTCTAAGACCTTCTTCGTATTGTGTAGGCACAAGAGCAGGTTGATTTTCTAAAAGGTATGCAGCACAAGTCCAATGACTTTTTCCACCGACCTTCCAATCTGGTAACTTATTAATAGCACTAACCACTTTCTTATCGTAGTTATTTTTAATATATGTTTTAACTGTTGTCAGCCATTCTTTTGATTCTACTTCGTAATGAGTGTAATACTTTGCTTTATTCCAAGTAAGACCTTTAGAAGGCATAAGAGGCATCATATTTGCGCCGCGGCGTACTGCTCTTACTGTTTTCTTTTTAGGTTTTGCTGCTGCTTTGTTTGCTCTTGCCATCTTATTCTCCTTGCTATCTGTTTACTATATAGTCAAACTCCGTAATAGTCAAGAACTATTTCGAGTGCCTTCCTTAGTTCCGTATTGCGTTCGTAGTCATCTGGGTGACCTTTTTGATGCAGCACAAAGTTGTCCATCTCGCCCACCAGCATATTGTAATGATCTTTGAGGCTGTGAATAGCCATACGATCTACTACTTCAGAATCTAGTTCATAGGTTTTTGGAATGTCGTATTTGCGTTTCATTTTTCTTGTTTCAATCTATATTGACAATAAGCATCCCATCCATATTCATACATTGCATATGCTGCAATAAATCCTATGTATGGAATAAACGCTACATTCAACAGTAACCATGAAAAGATAACTGCGATTACTATGTCATACGTTCTAATCATTTTGAGTCTTTCAATATATCAAATGTTTTATACTTTGCAAGTTGCGCTTCGTACTCGTCTTTGATTTCTTTTAGCTTAGGATACTTGGCTTCCATATCCACGTCACGTTTGATTAACAGTAGTGCATCACGCATCTCGTCAAGTTCTGCTAGAACATCTCTACCTTGAACAACAAGAGGAATATCAACCTGCATTGTCTTTGCCTGCACGATGTCAATCTCATTAAGGTCTATAGTGTTACTACTCAGTACCGATCCGGATAAAAACTGTTCAACTGGTGATGCCCAAGAAGTCATTAAATCTTCTCCCCTGGCTCAAAGCCTCGGAATGTTTTAAAGCGTGGAAAACGCAAACTGTATGTTCCATCTTGATTCTGTGTCACAGCGTCTGCACGTACTTCAACCAACTGACCAATAAGAGCATCGCGACCAGACCAAAATACGGATCTGTTATCATCCGTGAAGCCACTACCAACATTAACCCTAATGTTCTTCCCGTCATCTTCGCCACTGCATACAACAGCCCCAAGTCTTCCTTCGTTTCGTCCTGTACCTTCTTCGACATCAACAACCTCCAATGTTACTTCGATAAATGGTTTTGCTTTGAGCCAAGCATGTGTACGCTTACACTCATACGGTGCATCAATGTCCTTAATCATAACACCTTCGTAGCCACCGTCTACAGCCGCTTTATTAAGCTCTACAAAGCGTTGTTCGCCTTCTGGTGTGTCTAAATCAACATCTTCCCATTCACATGCTACAACATGCTCTAAGAGGTCTTCATTTTCTAACACCCAGTATTTGACTAAGTTACTACGATATGTTTGTGGCTTATCCCACCCACCTTCTAAAAAGTCTTTCAACGGAATAAAATCAAACAAGTGTAGTACAGCATCATTTGCTTTCTTGCCATCCTTGCGTTGCAGTTGCTTCATAAGGTCTTGGAAGTCTGCACTCATCACTTCGCCATCTAACACACAGTCATATGGTGCAGGCTTTGCCGCCAGTACTGCTTCAATCTCTTTAATGATGTGCGGAAAGTTATGAAACTGTTTTCCATTGCGTGAGAATAGTTCTACCTTGCTGCCTTTGCACACTGCTAGTACTCTTACACCGTCTAGTTTGACTTCAATCTGCTTCTTACCAACCATCTTCTTTTCATGGTTAGCAGAGTCATGTGCTAATGCACAAGTAAATGTAGGTACAGCATACTGTGGAAACTTTTTAGCAATCTTGTTTACAGTCTTTTCACTACAACCACACCGTAGGTCTTTGATTAAGATACGTCTATAAAATCCATTCCACTGTTCAGTAGTAGCAACACCCATTGCTAATATAATAGCATCACGTGCCGCATGTCCTGTAAGCTCTCTGGCAATAAGTTGATCTGCTAATGTTTTAAAGTTTTCCCATGATAGTCCTTGCCCTGTAAGAACATCTGTACGTTCAGGAACTTGTTTAACACCAAATGTAACAAGTGGATCAAGTGCCATACGTACACCTTCAAAGAACTCGTCTAGTCCTTCTTCCATTGCTTCTAAGATTACTTGTTCTTTTGCTAGACGACTGTTGTCTGCTTCTAGTCTTGCAATAATCTCTTGTGGTTGTGTTCGCATTTAAATATCTTCCTCTGCCCATTTGATTTTTTTAAAGGTGTACTGTTCGGTGCCCCATTTTGCAGGGGCACCAAACTTTATAATAGTTTTAGCAAGTGCTTGATTTTCATCTTCTGCATACTCATATCCAAAAAACTCATCGTTGCTGAACACTTCCCAGGTGCGTTGTACTGCCCACATTAGTTAGTCCTCAACTCTTCGATGTTAACAGGAGTATAGTTAGTCTGCTCTACGCACACACATTTGTATGGGCCATCTGGACTTGGGTTCTGGTGTATGTGACCGTGGACGTTCACCATACTACCTTCGCCAAATCTATGACTTTCCTTTAGTGTACTCTGGTGTACAGGAACGTGTGTTAGCAGTAACCCAAACTCACTAAAGTCTCTCCACAAACTAACCTTTTGAAAGTGTGGAGCAAGTACTTTGATGTTGTCGTGGTTACCAACAACCAGCCGTTTCTTGCCATTGAGTCTTTTAAAGTTTTCATCTAACCACTTGTCTTTGTCCAGCCCAAAAAGCACGTCACCCAAGTGATACACTTTATCCTGGGGCTTAACAACACTGTTCCAGTTGGCAATCATAGTTTCGTTCATATCTTCAACATCAACAAAGTCTCTACAAGGCTTGCCCACTTTATCCTCAAACTTTAAGATATTATCGTGGTTAAAGTGTGTATCACTTATTACCCATATATCTGCCATACTGTGCCTCTTGTTTTATTGCCTACAAACTAACATAACACATTACCTTTCGGGTGTCAACCTAAAATGCCTTGGAATGATGTTAGCCCAAGCCCTATGTGCATGTTCTAAAGGATGCAGTCCAGGACCAAGTTCAAACTGTTGTCTAACAGAGTACTCATAAAATCCTTGTGCAGGGTTAGTAGGAATGTAGTATATATTATATTTTAATACACGTTGGATTAGAGAATCGGTGTATATGTCACTTGATTTTATATTGCTTTCAATATCAGAACCAAAGCCAAAGCATTGTACACTTTTTATACGATGTAGCCTCAAAAACATATTAGTTGCTTCAATGTCTGCCAACGACTCATACAAATGATTTATAGGCTCATTATGATGTGTGTATATTTCATCTGCAATCGTATCCAAATGATTGTCTTTTAATATGGTTCTACGTTCGTCACTGTTTGCTAGTTTTCCTGTAGGAGATTTTAATCCTCTAGTAGTATCACTAGGTAGTAGTGTAAAATAGTTGTCGCCTCTGTCAAGTTTAGGATTAGATAATAAAAACTCTCGTCTGTAAAAACTAGTCCACATAATAAAGACTAGCATTTCATCAGATTTATATGTTTCTAGTAGTTCTAGTATATTGTGTATTGTTCTTCTGCGAATACCTCTATTGCTAGTACCTGTTGTTGCCCTAGACATTTTTTTAGCATTTGGATAATATTTGTTTTTAATAATGTCAGTCCAAGTACTATCACAATTTTCAACACCATCTGGCTCCATTTCCCAACTCTTGTGTTCTGCGCCTGCACCTAAACTACATCCGTCATTGTAGATTATTTTAATCATTATAGATTCCTAAACAAAATTAATGTTTCGTCGTCAGGTCCTTGTGCATATGCCCACTTGCTTATTTTTTTTCCTGTTCTACGTTCGACTTCAGCATTCATAGCAGAAACTTTTATTTTGGCTATACTTTTATCAACAGGCTTTACAAACTGAAAATATATTTTATCTTCTGTGACATCTATTAATATTTTTCCTTTGATGCGATATTTACTGGGCAAGTCATTGAGATCGTTGTAGTTGATAGTTTCAGGATTAACAACAGGTGTTATAAGACCATTGTCCCAACAGTTGATGCGCAAGTTATTAATACTAATACTTTTTAGCAATGCTACTTCAACAAAACTATAGCAAGTTTCAATAGATGGCACAAGAACACAGTCAATACCTTGCATTTGCACAACTTTTAATATCCGATGCATACCTTCGACAACATCATTAAATCCCAAGCAGGTGTGTGTTTCAACAGCATCATTCATCAATGCCGGCAGCATAAAGTCTACAATCAGCTCAGGTTGAATATTATATTTTGTGTGCAGAACATTTCCGTGTATAGTTATTGTTGGTATTTTTGTTTTACCTATTATCGTTGAAGTTCCTGTTTGTGTATATTCTACAACACTGTCAAACTTATGATCTGACAAATCATGATAACTATAGTTTCGATGTTTAGTAAATCCTTTGGTATCTAGTATTAAATCTGGAAGTGTGTGTATTAGTAAATCAGGATTTGATGCAACTATGTTTAAATCAAGTTCGGTAGCAGCCAATATCATTGCAAATGTATCAAAACCACTTTGATTCATATAGAACATTATATTATCAAATGGTTTGAGTTTTAAGAAATTAAAGTAAACATTTTTCCAATAATCAATACGAGTGTACAATGATCCTATTTTTACAGTTTTTTCTTCAGGAAAGCCCAATCGAAAGTTAAACTCATTGCTACGATATCTAAAGTTTTTGCTTACTATATTTCTATTCAACATAACCCAGCTCCTTGAGATATGTTTCTAATCTGTCAGCCCATACCTGATGGCCATATTCTCTAAAATGCCAGCAAGGTGTTTTTTTGATTCCTTGGTCTAATAACCATACAACCATTGAATCTTTGTCACTAGTGATATGCGGATAGTGCAATGTATCTAACTTGTTGATAATATTAGTATTGTATTCTGTTACACTAAGACCTTCACAAGTGTTGCTCATTAGATAGCGTATATTATTTTTCTTTAGAATACACTGCAAACTGTAAGCGTAGGTTGCCCATTTATCAAACATCATATCGTCATTAAACAAATAAGGAATGTATTTGATTAAATGCACAATAGGTTTATATGTATAGATACTTGGCTTAATACCTACAGTAAATGGAACACTTTTAAAGTCAAGATGATCTCCGTAATGTACATAGTTGTGCAGATCATTTTTTTCAGGATAGCGTAGTTCAATTCTATTAGCACCTGTCCAGTTTATTAGAAACAAATATTCGTTTTGGTTATCCATGTGATTGTTAATAAAATCTAATACTGTACGAAATATGTGTTGATTACTGCCGCCAGGCTTGCTTATATTAATCAGCTCATATCCATGCCGCTTTGCAAGCATACCTGGAAAGCCATTGCGCACATTGTATTCACTAGCACTGTTTCTTCCGTCTAACATACTACCATTGGTATGACTACATCCAAATGCAACTAGATATTTCAAAGTACACCTCCTGCATTTATTTTACGATAAAGAAAATCTGCCCAAGTGTGCGATTGTAGACTTTGTTGTTCTAAGTAGTATTTCATACTACTGCTTTTATTCAACGGATTATGATAGTTTGTTGTTTTTAAACTTTTAATATTTTTTGCATTATGATCGCTAATCTGAATACAATCTTGTGTATTGTACATAAAATATTTACAATCATGAAACTCAAATGTTTCTTGTAGAGACAGTGCCATAGTTGACCACTGGCCTGAAGTTAGTATAGGATTAAACAACACTTCATCACCTCTGTGCATACCATTAATACTATTGTCATTGTATACACGCTTGTCAGGACGATATGTAAAGTACTCATCCTTCCAAAATATGTCTTGTCTTTGTTGCGATGTCCATCCAACTAAGAAAAAATATTCGCTTGTATTATTTTCACATATGAACTTTACAACATCACTGAATATTCTTTGGTTGCTTGTATCTTCTAGTCCGTTGTTCACTACAGACATGCCTAGTTGCTTTGCTAATAAGTCAACATGGTTTTTTTTGGTTATAGTTAGTTCGTCACCAAAACTTACTAGTTTCAAAAATATTTCTCCATCCACGGAATATACTCAACAATGTTAAGTTTTCTAAACTTGTCACTGGCATTGGTATTATCAATAAAGTGTTTCCAATCTGTCTCGTCTTGCGGCTGATTTAAAATATTTTTCAAGTTGATAATATTATCAACAGCCCATTGCTCCCAGTCTGGTAGTTTGGCATTTTTAAACTTTTGATGTTGCTCTTCCAGCATCTTGTTCATCAACACTTTGCGATCTTCAGGTAAGTTGCGTATATTCAAATGACGAGGAAAATCTACAATGTTAAAGTGTGGCAGACAGTTTTGGTATCCGTAGTTGCCCCAATCCCATTCGTAGTGCCATGTATCGTATTGCTGTTTACACCAATCAAGTAAGTTAGGCAAGTCATGCAAGTTTAGCAAACTAAGTGTAACATGTGTATGTACTAGCACACCTTTGCGTGTACGGCTAAACTCAGCTAGTTTTTTTGTATTCTTTTCTATTATTTTCCATTTAGTCGGATGTCTAACATAGTATGCTAAATCGCCTATAGCATCTATACTTAGGCTTAGTATAACACCTTTAAACTTGTCCCAAATAGCCAACAGCCTATCGGGTATAGTTGTACCGTTGGTATTGTAATGAAGTTCGATATCTTTACTCCATCCTTGATCGACTATGTGTTCTAACCAAGCATAGTGTTCTTCAACTACCAATGGCTCGCCACCTATAAAGTTAATAACTTTGACATTAGGCAGTACTTCATCAAAAAATCCTTCAGCAAATGCTTTAATAAACCAAGGCTTGTCGCTGCTCATTTTAGCAATCATATATGCTGTGTCATCCCAATCAGTGTGTGGTACTGTAGGACCTTCTTCTATCCATCTATGGCTTGCCCACGGATTGCAACTTCTGCATTTTAGGTTACAAATGTTTCCTAAACTAATATCTAAATATGTAACGGCTTGCGCATCTAAATGACCTTCTTCGTCGACATGTTTTAAACTAGTGTCTATTTGATCTTCGTATATTTCATTCCATGTTTGTCTAAAACTACGTATGCCTTGATCCTCAAGTTCAAAACAACTACGACATCCTTCCGGAACTTCGTCATTTAGTAGTTGCTTGCGTATTTCTTTGGCTTTTGGATCATTAATAAAGTCTTCAAGATCAGGACTATTCCAGTTATGATGTTCTCTCCAATAAGGCACAGAATGTACATCAACTCCTGGCATGTATGCATTAGTTTCTACTCTACTGAAACAACACGGTCTAGTGCGTCCATGCGAGTGTGTACTGTATCCTTGCATACTAAAGTAACAAAAGTTTTTTGGTAGTTTATCTAATTTGTTTTGCATATTCTGGCCTTGCTTTACTAATGTTAAAATCTGCTGCACAATGACAATGCGATTTAGGACACCACACTCCTTCACTCATTGTAGTATTGAATTCGCCTTGCACAATATTTCCAACAACTGGTCCTACTCCACAACTTGCTTGCTGTATTTTTCCATTAGGATGTATATGCAAACTTTCATGTATATTACACAGCCAACCTTCAAAGAAGTTTTTGCCATTTGTAATGATACCGTTTGTATCTATAGGTTCAACAGTGTCATCTTCATATTGTACTTTTGCCCAAGCATAACTAGGATCTTTCTTTATAGGAATACTCTGCTGTTGTACTGTGCTGTTGGTTTGGAAAAACTCCATCTGCCAAGGTTCGTCATAATGGTAAGGATCTGTGCTAGGACGTAGTTCGTCATAGACTGGTGCATACTCAATCATGTAGTTGTCGCACTCTTCTTTGATCCTATCACCAAAATCAATACACTGTTGAAAATGATCGTGATGCATCATAATACGTGAACACAAATAGTTTTTCTTGTCTTGTAGAAACTTGTACACTTCCATGTACTTGTCGTCTTTGCTCCATTCAGCATGATAACTAGCAACTACATCTTCAAACAAATGATGATGATCTTTCCACCAACTCAGTGGTTTACTAAAGTTAGTATTAATACCCACACAACTGCCTGGCCATTCTGCATGTTCTCTAAACTTTTCTACAACAGGAATCAACGCTTTCCAAAAAGTAGGTTCACCACCACTCAAATATAGTTTAAAATATTTGTAGCCTTTGGCTTTGTAGTGCAACATGATACGTTCTAATGTATCAACTATTAATGGAATATCACTGTCATTCTTGTTGCGGCCTGCCCAGTTCCATTCACTACAATAAGTACAACGAAAGTTGCACCAATCGTTGACTTGCCACACCAAACTTACCCATTTATCTTTAGCTGGTAAAATAGCTTTTATTTCTTGCATTCTGTTTCCAATATGTCATTTAGTAACGGAAATATATCAGCAAACTTGTACTTGCGATATCTATCATTAATACTGATAAACTGTTTCATTCTCTTGAGGTTCTCTACCGAATATTTATTAGTATTCTGTGTGTAGTTAATGATTCTTTGAACAGCATCTTGGTGTAGCTTTGTATCCAGCATCATTAGTTTTCCAATAATATTATGCTGTAGTTCTCTAGGCCAAACACAACTATGCAGTTGATCAGGATGTTCTAAGAAAATAGGAACAAAGTCCACACGTCTTGTTTGTTTTTGTTCTAACCATTTTATCAGTTTGTCAACATCAAACACATTCCATGCTTGATACACAAAGTAAATCTTTAGTTGTACTTTTTCAGGCAACCTCATTGCTTTGTCAAAGTTTTCTTCTACTTTGTTCCAATCTGTTGGATAGCGTATATACATATTGTGATCGCCATAGCCGTCGATACTCATCTGTATTTCACTAGTGTCAAAGAAATCCAGTTTGTCATAAAATCCTTCAGGCCATGTTGTCATGTTAGTGGTCCACGCCACGTGACACTTGCGATTGCCTGCTTCGACTAGTTTGTCCAACACATATTGATTTGCTTGTATCAGTGTAGGCTCGCCGCCTGTCATATATAATCGTTCTAGCGTAGGTGCAACTTGATCTACAAAGTCGCGGAACTCCTGTGTTTCGTACCATGCCCAGTCGTGTGCTTCTACACTGCGAATCTCATGCTGCCATTGGTCGTCTAACCACTTGGGCACAGTTTCGTTTGCAAGTATTTTCTTACGTTCTTTGTAAATGTTGTCGCTGCTAACACTCCAACAACTGTTACACTTTAAGTTGCAGTGATTGCCAAGTCGTAATTCTAAATGTGTTGGATTGCCGTGATTGGGCATACTATAGTTTTCATTAGCCCATTGTCTACTACTTTGCAATCCTTTAGCTTCGTGTTCGTAACAACGGTTACATTCCTTAACAGGTTTGCCAGCATACATACTGGCACGTACATCCAACATGTACTTGCTGTTCCAAATGTTCCACCAATCAGTTTTACCAAGTACTGCATCTTCGCCATCCACTTGAATGTAGTCTTCACTGTATACATGACAACATAGTTTGCATCTACCGTCTGTGTTGGTGTGTACATTTATAAACGGGTATATACAAAAAGTATCACTCACCCCAGTCTCCTTCACCTTGCCACTCGTATTTAAAACTAAAATCAATATTGCGTACACTTATAAAATCTTTTTCGTCTTGTTTAAACTTTTCAAAGTCGTAAGCATTATACGGATCTTTAGATTTTTTATCTGGGTCACCTTTCCATGCAAGTTTACGTGCTCTAATAACTGCATTACTATTATCTCTTGTAAAATCCATAATACTCCAAATAGGGCTCGAAGGATCTGGACTCATTACCATTGCACCATTTTCAATCCAATACTTGTCTTCCCAATCAGTGTATTCATCTTGTTGATAATCCCAGTTAAACTTAGCAGTCCATTTGCCATCATCGTCGATTTTAAATATATAATCGGCATCCAACGGAGCAGCATTACGCTCTCCCCATTCTTCATATTCCCAATCCTTGCGAAACTTTAAATGTAGTCTGTATGCGCCTTTTGTACGCCATACTATTCTTAAAAATGGCCAAATCTCATTTACCAAACTATCAGCAAAGTTACTAATGCCCGGCTTAATAATATTGTAATCAAAGTCATCATAGTCGTATTCAATATCAAACTCGTTGTCAGGATTATCAAACTTGATATTATAATGAAACTTGGCCAAGTTAGGACGGGTTGGTTTGCTGCAAACCTTTTCTGTTTTCAACAAGTCTGTAAAGATACTAAAAGATTTCATACGTATCAACTTGTGTACAATACTCATTTTATAATCTTTTGTAATCCAATGATCATAATAGTAAAACGGTGACAGATTAAACTTGTCAAAGTTTTGTCCTACAATAGTATCTACACCAACACTAAATCCAGTACCTTGACTAATAGCAATAAGTCCTTGATTGCGTACTCTATACAGAAAAGTAAGAGTGTCCTCAAGTTCTTTTTGTCCTTCGTTAGGATAACCTACAATCCAGTTGGTCATTGCATCAATGCCTGCTGCATATCCGTCTCTAAAGTTAGCTTCCATTTCTGGCACTGTGACTTTTTTATCCATAGCATCTAACACAACTTGACTGCCGCTTTCAATGCCGTAGTTTAATACTTCGCAGCCGCCGGCTTTTAGATCTTTGTAGTATTCGGCATCCATTCTGCCATCGCATCTACAATAGCCTGTCCAATGTATGTCAAGTTCTTTTTCAGCAACACCTTTTACAAACCCACGCAGTTCATTTAGATTGCCGTTCACCAAGCTATCAATAAACCAAAATACATTAGTACCGTGTTCGTAATACATGTGTTCAATCTCATTGAGTGTGCTTAGAGCATTACGTTGTCTGTATTTCCAAAAGTGTGTTTCCTCACAGAATGTACATTTGGCTATACACCCTCTTGATATTTCACATAGCGCACCATTTGGAAACTTGTATTTGCTAAAGTCAAAGTCGCTGTAATCAGGCAGTGGCAATGTACTTAGATTATAACGCTGATTTTCAGGTTGTCTAATAATCATACTTTTTTCTTTTTCAGTATATTGAATACCTTGTTTGCTTTCTATACTTGCTAGTGCAAGCAACAACGGCTGCTCACCTTCACCATTTACAATGTAATCAAATAAGTCATCACCTTTGTAATAACTAGCATGAGTGCTTGGTCCACCTACCATTATAGTAACATCGGGCAAACGTTTCTTTAGTTGTTCAGCTACATACTTTGTAGGTGCTTCGTTGCAATAGTATAATGTAAAGCCAACTACATCTGGTGCAAACTCAACTATCTCGTTAATCTTTTCATCTAGTGTAGGTTTTAAGTGTGGATGAATATCCTTGAAATAATGCTCCGGCAACCAATGCCAATCACGCAATGGATCCCAAGGATCAAAATCAATAGGCCATTTTTCATTGTGAAATCTGTTAAAGGCTTCTACATTTATATCAAAACTTTTACAGGCATACCCTGCACGTTTTACAGCACTAGCAAGTTTTGCTGTATTGTAAGGTGGAAAACTAGGATCCCATTCTGGCAGCAAACACATACACAGTCTAGTCTGTCTATTGACTTTGTATTCTATTTCAAGATTTTCCAAACCCTTTTGTACAGGTTTGCTGTACTTTGCAATAGCAGCAAGGGTAGCAGTGTGTTTATCTTCAGCTAATGTACCTGTTGGTTTTACAGGTATTTCTCTGTTTGGATCTACTTCTCTCTTTTCAAAAAAACCCATTACCAAA